CTTCTGTTCCTTGTGGTTCTTCTTTAAATACTTCTACATCAGAAACTAATCCGTTATACATTTTTACCACTACATAAACTTCTTGCATTAGCTTTTCTCCTTATTGGTTATATCTTCAAGCTGGTACTTGATCTCATTAATAAAATTAACGTGGTTTAGGTTCTGTACCTCGTCAGCGTGTGCCAGATATTGTTCTATTCTAGCTAGAGTGCGCTCCAGTCTTTCTTGTACTGGCATATCTTGAAGTATCTCTTCTAGTTGCTTGTGTATGGTTTCGCCTTGCTTACTCATTGTCGGACTCCCTTAGTTGTTGCAGTTCTGTTTCTAGTTCTATGATCTCAGACTGCGCCAACAAGTGGCGTTCCTGTCTGAGTATTGATTCTATGATGATTATTCTAGGGTTCATTGGTTACGCTCCCATTTGATATAAGAATAGAAAGAAAAAGCCAGTAATGGCGACACAGTAAAAGAACTGTATCGCGTAGGCTTTGTATATTGTGCGTTTGGTTTTAATCATTGGACTGCCTCCTTAAACGGATTAAAGGTATCTTGAAAATCATCTTCATTAAAAGAAATCTTGTCTCTATCAGTAGAATAAGAAATAGCATACTCGTATAAAGTCTCTCCAATTTCTTCTTTTAATTTGTCAAAGTGGGAAGGGGAAATAAAACAACGATTGTCGTAAATAAAATATTCATACCCTTTTAAATTAAATTCGGTTTTATAAAAACATACGATTGTATCTTCTTCAAAAGTTTTAATATTAATCATTATGCGACCTCTTCCAGCTTGTTGATGTATTCAGAAACGATTTCTTCACCTATGATGTAAGCATACATATTTACAACTCTCTCAGGATCGCTGAAATCGGTTGTAACTTCTCCGAAGTGCCAATCCTCATATTCTCTAATGTGTTCTATAACATCAAAGACTTTATTTCCTAGCCATTCTTTAGCTTGATAAGTGCCAATTATGTAATAATCAGTATTAAAAGCGTGATAGTGTAGATCGTCTTTGTTTTCTTCTATCCAGTCAGAATCTTGATCGTTTATAAAATCGTCAAAGTATTCTTTTATTTCTTCTCTTTTATAGTCCATATTTTTCTCCTCTGTTTGTTATGACTAAGACGCGCTTTCGCGCGTTTCGGATAATAGAATCCATCTTCAGTTAGCCTGTTAAACATCAAATAAGCTATTGGATGAAATGTTGAATATTTTGGGGTATTCAATAAGATAGGTACTAAAGATAGCGGCATCAAACATTTCTAGTCTTTCTAAGTCTTCTGTTAAAAGCTCAAGGTTACTTTGAAACATTTCTTTGGCATCTTTGAAAGAATAACCCATATACCGCATTTTATGTCCAGCTACATCTTCGCCAGTCTCTTTGTTTTCTATGTAACCAAATAATGTAAAAGAACCGTCAGAGTGTTTTTCTACTCCGCCAGCTGTGTAATGATTTAATTTTGTCATGTTTTACTCCTCTGTTTAATTAATGACTAAGACGCCTCACGGCGTTTCGGATATTGAATCCTCTTCAGTTAGCCTGTATTTGCTTGATGCGTTTTTGTAGTTTTTTAAACTCTCTAGTTTTTAGTTTGTTTTGTTTCTCAACAACATTAATTAAAACATTAATTTCTTGTGAGTAGTTTTCAAACTCGCCATGCTTTTTCAGAATTTCACTTATGCACCAAATACTAAATCTGGCAACTTCTGTCATAGGCACTTCAAAAGCATCCATTCTCTCAACTAAATTGTTATAGTTTTGTATATTGTCTGTCATGTTTTTCTCCTCTATTTAATTAATGACATGTATTATTATGCACTTTTGTGAACATGTTGCAACACCTTTTATAAAAAAAAATGTGCTAATAGGTAAAATGCCTATAAAATAGGAATATGCAAGGGATAGAAAATAATTCAATTATGGAACATAAAACACCTAAAAAGAGAGGAAGAAAGACAATTAATATAGATTATGATCGTCTGGAGTATCTAGCCTCTTTGAACATGGGAACGATGGACATCTGCCGTAATCTCGGCATTTCATGGGATACGTTTGACCGCAACAAAAAAAGAAAAGCGGAATTTGCGGAAGCTTTACAGAGAGGAAAAGCTAAAGGATTGCAGAGAGCAACTTCTCGGCTCATGGATAAAATAGATGATGGCGAGTTTCAGGCCATCCAATTCTATTTAAAAAATGCTGACTCCGATAATTGGGCAGATCGCCAGGAAGTAAATCACCAGCTCAACTTGTCTAGTGTGTTACAAGAGGCGCAAGGAAGAGTTATAGAGGGCAAGAGTGAGCGCATAGGGGAACAAAGGGAGCAGTTCCTAATAAAAGAACCGCACGATCTAAAACAAAAAGATAAATAACTGGTAATGGCGAAAATATCTCAATCTCCCTAATTGATCTGCCTTTTTGACGGGATGCCAGCAATCTCAAACTCTCCAGGATTGAACCCCCCCGTCAAACCCCTCGGGGGTGCGATATATATATACAGTATGAAATAAAATTTTTATAAAAAAATGAAATACAGTCCACAAGAAGAAAAAGAACTAATGACCTCCATCTGGTCAATCAACATAAAAGATGATCCTCTAAACTTTGTTCGCTTTGTCTTCCCTTGGGGTCAAAAGGACACCCCCCTCGAGCACTTTGACGGGCCAAGGAAGTGGCAAGAAAAAATTTTGCGGGATATTGCAATACACATACAACGTAACAACTCTATTGATATGCCCGAAATGTTCCGCTTGGCGGTTGGATCTGGTCGTGGAATAGGTAAGTCTGCTTTAGTTGCGTGGATTATATTGTGGATGTTATCTACACGACTTGGTTCAACTGTTATCGTAACTGCTAACACCGAGCAACAGCTACGCTCAAGAACATGGGCGGAACTCGGTAAATGGCTCACACTCTCCATACACTCTCATTGGTTTCAAAAGACAGCAACCACCATCAAGCCCGCAGCCTGGTTTGAAGAAGCACTTATAAGAGACTTAAAAATAGACACAGGCTACTACTACGCACAAGCGCAACTATGGTCAGAAGAAAACCCAGATGCTTTCGCTGGTATTCACTCCAGCTACGGTGTGTGTTTAATTATGGATGAGGCTTCAGGTATACCCGCACCCATCTACTCTGTGTCAGAAGGTTTCTTCTCAGAGCCTACCCCCAATCGTTTCTGGTTTACCTTCTCCAACCCCAGAAGAAATTCAGGGCCTTTCTACGACAGCTTCCACTCCAAACGTGCCTTTTGGAAGTCGGAACAAATAGACTCTCGTGACGTAGAAGGAACAGACAAAGACTTGTTCCAGAAAATGATAGAACAGTACGGAGAAGACTCTACTGTATCTAGGGTAGAAGTCATGGGTCAGTTTCCAAAGGCAGATGACGATACCGTTATCCCTATGGACTTAATTAATTCTGCGATAGACAGAGACGTAACACTTGCAGCGAGCGAACCAATTCTATGGGGTCTTGACGTTGCCAGATTTGGTGGCGACAACTCTGCGCTTTGCATACGACAAGGAAATACAGTTTTAGAAATAACCACATTTAATTCTATGGACTTGATGCAGTTGTGCGGTGCAATAAAAAATCGTTATGACGATTCTACGGTTATGGAACGACCACAAGAAATATTGGTTGACGTGATTGGTTTGGGTAGTGGAGTCGTAGATAGATTGGCAGAACAGAATTTACCTGTGCGTGGTGTGAATGTAGCCGAAGCACCCAGTACAAAAAAGAATTATTTAAACCTACGAGCAGAGCTTTGGTTTGCAATAAAGGATTGGTTGGCGCAGCGTGATTGCCGACTTCCTAATAATGACGAGCTTGCTTCGGAACTCGCTGCGCCTCAATACAAATATACATCATCTGGAAAAATTAAAATAGAAAGTAAAGACGAAATGCGTAAAAGAGGTATAAAATCTCCAGACAAGGCAGACGCATTAGCTCTGACGATGGCAAGTTCGGCTGCATCCTTTGGTGGCAGTCAAGCGTTTATGGGTTATAATTTCAAAAAACCCTTGAAGTCAAGAATATTTAGAGTGGGATAATTTATGGCAAAGAAAAGCACAAAGCAGATC